CCTCAAAGATGACCCTGAAGTATTCATCATGAATAAGAAGTTCACAATTTCTGAAATAGTTGATAGTCAAATTGCAGACAACCGCTATATCGAGACCTTCCGAGGTAAAGCAGGTGTTAAGCTTGCCAGACGGGCCTTCTATAGTGGAACCGCTCCGATCTCTGCCTACACTCAGCCTATTATCAGGCGCTACCCCTCTCTTAAGAATGCCAAACAGGCCCTCCTTAATAAGATACCGGGATACTCGCAGTGGAAAGCGATTAATAAGTTTTTAGACCGTGGCCCTAGTGACTCTTGGGTTACTAGCCAAATTGCTAAGTACCGTGGCACTGCCCGTGAAATACTTGATGGTGAGTTCCTGTTTGCTAGAGATCGTAAGAAGGCTATAGCTAGGTTAAATGACAAAACAACCAAGGCCTTGGCTAAGTCCTTTGAAACTATTGCCGCTGCTGATGGTGCCGACTATGATCAGCTAGCAATTAAAATTGGGCAAATATTTGATGATGAGTTAGGAAACTTAAACCCCTTTCGTTCTAAGACCCTTAAGGAATTCCACAAGGATGGTTCCCGTATTCTAGAAAGCCTGGAAAAACAAAAAATTATACGTACAGACATCTTCAGGGACTCAGGTACAAGTTCGCCTATTGACTTGATTACTGGTCGCCCCGCTGCTGATAAAAGCCTCCGAGGCACCTCTGTGTTTAAACAGATCCAAATTATTGATGGAGACTTGCGTAAACTTCAGATTGCTAATGCCAAGTCCCGTACTGCCAGACGTTTCGGTGTCTATAATAACCGTGACAAGGTCTATGCTCGTGCTGGTGAGAAAGAGTACTATGATGCTCGTGGGCGTAAAACTACTATGCCTGTTGTGTCTGAAAAGGTTTATCCTGACTATGACCCTAAACAAATTGACCGTGACATGGCTAACATGCTTAATCACGCTAACTCTGTCAAGTACTCCGTAGACAATGACTTCTTTGACTTTGCTGAAGAGGTAATCTACTTTAAGTCTAAACGTGCAGGTGACTCTAAGTTGCTTGAACAGAACGAATGGAAGAAGTTATTTATTGATGCTAGGGGTAATGATGGTCGTGGGGTACTTGCTACTGCCAAGTTCCATAGACAAAGAAATCAGGGTTTTTCAGTTGACGCCTCAGTTGATTTTCGTGGGCGTGTCTATCACCGTGGATTACTAACTCCCACCAAAGGTGAAACAGTTCGCCCTTTCTTAAACACAGATAAAGCGGTTTCTATTAACCCAGATGCTGTTGAAGAACTAATGACACAGATCGGCTCCGCTACTGGTAAGGCTACTGAGGTGCTCACCGTACAAGGAAGGCTTAGGGCCTTTAAAAACATTGAGCAAGACCTGTTAGAACTTGGCGGCTACATGCTGGACAAGAAGACACAAAGAGCGGGTCAGGTTAGAAAGTTTATTTCTAAGACACATCAGATGGGCCTTGACGATGAGCATATTGGTAAGGTATCTAGGCTAGCTCTAGAATACACTCGTATATACCGCCATATGGACGGTAAGATGCTTACGGACAAGACCAAGTGGAGTCCTGCGGATATCAAAAAGCTCTCAGGTTATAAGACAAAAATGATGATCGAGAACGATGCTAGCTCATCGGGCGCTCAAATCATTGCCCTGTCTACTCGTGATAGAGCAGCTGCTAATCTATCTAATGTCGTACAGACCAAAGAGAAACAAAGACTCTACGATGAGATTGCTAAGTTAACCGTTAATGATCCTGAATTTCTTGCCATACCTGAACTTGCAGACCTTGATTTAGATTGGTCTGACCTGATGAAGGCGGCTAAGAACCAGAATATGGTTACTTTCTATGGTGCGGGTGACGCTACCAAGTCTGCCAACGTTGCTAATGCGTTTGCCAAGGTTCTTGCTAAGAAGGGCAAGGTAACTATAGACTCTAAAGAAGTAGATAAGTTTAGAAAGGCCATTGATTCTAAGATTAGTTTCGAAATGGATAGAAAGAATTGGACACGCATAGACGAACTGCGTGACATAAAGAGAGATGTGGTTTTAGCCTCTAAGCAAGGCAAGCCCATTACCGAATCCTTACATGATATTGCCAAGGCAGAGTTTAAGGATGGTATAAAAAGTTCAGAAGACATGCATACATTTTTGTATAAACTTCGAGATGAAACGGGAGACCTTGTAGGTACCCGTGTGTTCGAGAAGATATCTAAGATTATGTCAGGTCATCTAGAAGAACAAGTCCCTGTGACGGGTAAGTTCATTAAGTTCTGGAAAGATGCTGCGAAAGACTTTGTTCGCGAATCTGAGTCAGTGGATATCCCTTGGGTAACATTTGATGGAAAGACAATGATGCAGCGTTACCGTGTTAAGGAACAAGTGAGAATAGACTTTACAGACCCAATAACTGGGCAGAAAGTTTATAACATATACGAAGCACCGTCCCGTAATGGTAAACTAATGTCAGAGCAGTCTATACAAGACGCTTCCATTGGTTTAGGTGTTAATGGCAACCACAGTAATGATGCTGTGCTTGTAAGAGGATTTCACCTTTGGGGTAGAAAGAATAAAGTAGACACTGGAACTATCCATGATGCTTTCTTTACAAACTTAGGTGACGCAGTTCCTGCGAAAAGTGCTTTACGTCAGTTGTATGCAGATGCACTGAAAGAAGGCACTATTGAGAAGACTCTCAAAGCGATGAGACAGTCTGGTATGTCAAGAAAGACATATCGCAAATACCTACAAAGAGCGAAAGACGATGGGCTTTTACAGTCCGGACCTGACGCGCTATCATACGATGAAGTCCTAGCCCCAATTGAGGACGGGAATAGTTGGTATGGTATTGGCCCATAATATTTGTAATAGCTATGGACTACAGAATACACACCGTGTCTGTGACACAAATTTACATATACAAACCCTAGCTGTGCTAGAGAGGACAAATCATGAGTGAAGAAATTAACGTACTAGACGAAGAAGTAGTAGACACTCCCGTAGAGGAGGCTGCTGCCGAAAAGGTAGAAACTCCTAAACCCCCTAAAGACGACATTGAGACTATCGTTGAAGAACGACTGGCTAAAATGAAATCTAACATGGACCGCATGGCCTCCGAGCGAGACGAAGCTCTCAAACTAAAGGCTGATCTAGAGGCAAAAGCAAAAGAAGACACCATCTCCCGAATGAAGGAAGAGGGCAAACTTCAGGAAGCTCTAGAAATGGAACTTGCAGACGCCCGTGCTAAACTAGCATCGTTTGAAGAGCAGAACACAAAACTGTCTCGTGATAACGTGTTAAACCAAGCACTGTCAGGCATGGAATTCCGTAACGACAAGTCCCGCGACATGGCTCGCCGGGAGATTGTTGAGCAACTGGTTCAAAACGAAGAGGGTGCGTGGGTACACTCTACAGGTTCAGATATTCGTGACTACGTTGAAGCTTATGCTAAGTCCGAGGATAACTCATTCCTGTTCCGTGTTAAATCTAACTCGGGTGCAGGTACAGGCAATCCGGCTGGAGCGCCTTCAACCGATGTAGCAAAGTCCATTGGACAACTGTCTACTCAAGAAATTCTAGCTCTTGCCGCCAAAGGTAAACTAGGTAACTTTAACCTATAGAATAATACTATAATATTATAGCATTTTAAAGGAATAACTACAATGGCTATTACAAACACAGACTTCCAGAACATCGCTCTGGCAATCTCCGCCTACTCAGACGAAGCATATACAACTGCCAAGAAACTGAATGGCACAGGCATCGTTGCCGCTGACCAGCGCATCGACCTCTCCGGTGAATCTTTCATCGGTCAGTTCCGCTGGTACAAACCACTTGCAGCAACAGTAAACGTTGCTTCTTTGTCTTCAGCTACAGACGGTACCTACACAGGTATCTCAACTGACGTTGCTGACTTCGTTAAGACTGTTCGTACTTTCGGTGCAGAGCAAGTTAACATGCAAGAAGTAGTTTCTAAAGCTGATGGCCTTGCTAAAATTGCTCGTGACTTCGCTGAAGTTCGTGCGCAAGACGAGCATGACGCTCTGTTGGCAGTCCTCAAAGGTGTTGCCGCTCACGAAGTAAGCCTTGGTACCACATCTGGTATCCTTGACTTTGACACAGATGCTGATGCTTCTGGTGTTGGTTCCTTCGTTGACGTAAACGCTGTTGGTCTCCACGGCGCTGCTGCAACTGGTGCGAGTGATGCACGTAAACTCTTTGACGCTACTGCAATGGGCGCAGCCCGTGGCGAACGTTTGTTCCGCTCTATTGGCGCTGCATTCAAAGACCATGAGCCAGACTTCATGTACATGGTCACTTCTCCTGAAGTAATGGCTGAAATGCGTGCTGCAAACCTCGTTGACGAAACAACCGTCACTGAAGGTAACATCGAGTTCACAACAATCTTTGGTGGTAAATTCCGCCTAGTTATGTCTCGTGCAAACCAAGGTAACTTGGCTGGTGAAGCTGAAGTAAACGCTGTCTCTACAAAGACAACCTTTATCATCAAGCCGGGTTCAGTCGCCTCTGCAATGATGCCAATCCCAACACCTGTTGAAGTTGACCGCGCAGCGGCTTCTTACATGGGCGGCGGTTCTACCAACGTTTGGTATCGCTGGGGCTACGCAATGCACCCAATGGGTTATGACTGGGCTGGTTCAACTACTGCCTTCTCAACCAACACAACTATGGGTACAGCTGCTTCGTATGCACGTAAAATGGACGCATTGAACTTGGGCATCCTGCCTATCTTCCACGCTTAATTAATTAGGAGGAACTAATGGCACTTGTACTTAATACAAACAGTTATGTAGAAATAGCAGACGCTGATACATACTTTGAGACTCGTATTGACAGTGCCGAATGGACTGCTGCTACTGACGAAATCAAAGAACAAGCACTGGTTACAGCTACTAGTTTAGTTGACGACCATTCTTGGATTGGTTCTGCTGTTAGTTCCTCCCAAGCACTGGCTTGGCCACGCTCGAATGCAATATACAATGATGACCGTCTAGGTCTTCAAGTCACTATTGGTTCTACCGTGATTCCAGACCGGGTAAAAACTGCTGTCTACGAGCAGGCACTACACCTAGTAAACAATGAAGACCTCCTCTCTGGTACTACTCAAACTTTTGAGAGTATCAGCGTAGGGTCAATTAGTCTGTCAGACTCTAATGGAGACGTCACTCGAACTTCCATTAGACCCTCTGTAGTCATGAAACCCATTAGGCCCCTAATCCGTCGTGGTACGACAGGTCAAGGTTCTGCTTGGTGGAGGTCTAACTAATGTCATTGAGAGCCAAGGTTACTGCCGCTGTCAACAAGGCCTTTACGGCTGTTGGCGACTTAGCTGTTTCTGCCACTCTGTCTTCTACGAATGTATCTAACTATGACTTCGCTAGTCGGGGTACGGTTAGTACTAGTTCAACACAAACAGTTAAAGTAATTATTGAGAATACGCAAAAACCCTCGGGCGATGCCTTCACAACAACTGCTTTAATGAAAACAGGAGTAGACCTAAGTGTTTACGACACCTTGACTGTATCAACTACCATATACAATATTGTAGACTACACAGACAACGGCTTCACCATCACTGCTATACTTGTGAGGGAGAAATAAATGTTTGATGATATCTTAGAAGACTTAGAAACATCGTTCGCATCATCCAGCTGGACTTCAAAATCTATTGCTATGTTCCCGGATAACTATCAAGGGGACAAGGGTGCTATTACGGAGTATTGCATACTAAACGTAATGCCAAGTTCAAGCGAGAACTATGCTTATGATGACAGCAAAAAGACAACAGGAATAATTGGTATAAAGATGTTCGTCCCAGCGGGTGCTGGTCAGGGGAGAGTAATGAAAATTGCTGATATCCTTGACACCCTCTTAGACAACAAAACTCTTACCAAAGGTACCCAGCTTGGGACATCCTACATTAACATAGAAGGGCTAGACCCCTCAAATAAGTCGCTATACAGCGCATCTTATATAATTCCATTTACAAAATACGGAGAATAACAAATGGCACACATTTCATCATTAGGTGCTGGTATTTTCACATACCTAGACATCTTTACAGGAACTATACCTGCTGGAACGGATACCTCTGCTGAATATGCGGCACTGTATGCCTCCGGCACCCCCGGCACAGACGTAAAGCGGATGCCCTCTGTTCGGGAATTCCCTTCAATCGGTACCCCTGCAAACATCGTAAACGTTCCTGTTTACGGTCAGAAGACATCCTCACAGGTTCAAGGCCA